CGCAGGACCATGCATCATGGCCAAGTGCGGCAAAGGCCCGACGCACAACGCCTGAGAACTCACAAGCTATGAGGACGCGAAGGTCTATCATGCCGCCCTCGCTATCGCTGCAATGCGAGAATGAAGGACTAGGTCTATCAGTGCGTCTCGGAATGCAGGCGGAGTGGCGCTTGCCTCGCGCCGCGATAGCGTCGGCTTGTTTGCATCCTTCCCGCGCTGATCGTGGTATCCGATCTGGTGCGACCCGACAGGCCGCGACCAATCCAGATCAAAAGGCCGTCGATGACCGACATAATACAGCCACGTCGCCTTGTTCGCTCGATGGCCATAGGCGCTCTGCCATACCTCGCAGACAAAGCCGACGCCTGATTGCCTCCATCCCTCTCCGGCTGGCTTCGCAAGGTCAAACTCGGCCCATGCTCGGCTGTTTTTCGGGTGCTCCAGGACGCCGCCAAATTTTTGAACAGCGGCCAAAGCAGCCTTGAAGCACCCGCCATCATTGCCGGGCCGGTTATGTTCCCCGCCCCATCTGGCATAATTGACGAATGCCATATTGCCCCAGCGCTGACAGGGCGGGTGCGCGACGACAGGATGAGGCCCGGAGTACAGGCGAGCGTCACGCGGCTCATCCCATGGATCGACGCCGGGCAGGCCGAAATAGGCCCCGCCAGTCTCGACATAGAGGGCAGCAACCTTCACCATGCCGCCGCTCCCGCACGATTGGATGCCGACACGCCGGGAAGATCAGCGCCAGCACTGGCATCCCAGATGATGAAAGCGGCGAGGATGGCGATTGCGGCGGCGAGGACCATTTTCCGTCTACCGATTGTTCGTACCGTCGCGACGATCAGCAGCCACGTCTCTGCGATCAGCCGGCCGGCTGCTTTGAAAAGGCGCATGGGTTTCCTCGATAGCGAGCCGGCGAGACGCAACGGCGTCGGCGGCGTTTTCGATTTTGATGCAGGCCGCCTCATAGGCGTTGCGGAGCGCGCGATAGACATCGCCGTTGACAGTCTTCATCGACTGCCAGCGCTTCCAGACCCGCTCGGCTTGGGCCGGTGTAATCCCGGCTTTCTTCGCTGCCCTGTCACGCGCGGCTGAGGCTGTGTCGCCCCACCCGCGATACTCCTGCTTTTGAAGCTCGTTCAGATAGTCGAACGCTTCGGTTGCCGCGTTACTCATACGCTCACCCTGTTTCGGGTCGGATGTGACCCGCCTTGTGTCGGACATGCCCCTGATCCTTTGCTTGAATGCAATTCGGACGCAGAGGCATCACGGAAGGAGTGATTGACTTGGAGCACATCGGCAAAGCGGCGCAGCGATTGCTGGACACACTTGAAGCGCGCATTGCCGAGAAGGCTACGGAGCGGCCCATAGGCTCCGATAAATTCAAAGAGACGCGCAGCCGCAGCGCGTGCAGCCGGGAGGCGGACAGGTTTCCTCGTCCCTCCGTCTCCCGGCCCTTCAGGCCCGCCGCGGTGAATGACAACCGCCCTCATGCCCGCACCTTGTCGCGCTGGCCATGAAGCATGGCGCTGATCGGCATATCGGAAAGGGTGGCCGGGGAGGCTTGGGAGGAGGACGGGGCCTCCCCGGCGCTATCCGCCTCGACAGGGAGGGTGTCGGTCGAATGGGAATTAGTTGCCGAGATTGTGTCAGCGGCGCTCTCGGCGGGCGCGTTCTGGGGATCACGGGACGGCTGACGTTCCGTCCTATTGCCGGTTTCCTTCACAGCCGCAAATGCGGCTCCAGAAACCTGGCCGACGCCGTCGATCAGAAGCTTTTCAGAAACAAAATCGAGCGAGGACTTCGCATCGCGTTCTCCTTTGGTTGGTTTCGGTGTGGAATTGGTGGACGACGCAGTGGCCCCTACGTCGTCCTGGCGTCCTTCCGATTGAGCATGGTCGTCAGGCGTATCGCTGCTATGCAGTTCAGAAA